TGAATCGGCACGTTCGTACCAGGTATTCGCAGTTGGTTGTGTTGTTGTGTTTGTTGCGCCACTTGCTACACTTGGATCCGTGGCGTCAAACGCAGAAACTGTCGTGTTGTCTGCTCCACAGAATCCGGCAACGATTAATGTGTCTTTACTGGTGACGTCAATAGCTGCAGTTGAAAGAGCCGTTGCGTTTGCTGCTGCAGTACTAGAAGAAGACGCCATGAACTGTGGCCTGCCGTTGCTTGCCCTGTAGATCAAAATACGTCCAAGCCCAATATCACCACCTGTTCTTGTGAATGTGTTAGCTGGTGCTGCATCACCGCGAACAATCGATGCGATTAAACCAGATCCAATCGATGTACTTGTGGTTGTGCTTGTGTTACCTGTATTTTGCGTTTCGTGGATTGTCCAGCCAGTGAGAGCTGTAAAGCCAACGTTGCTCCTGTATGCAATAACAGCTACATATAAATCCCCCTTCTGACCACCTGCCGGAAGTGTGATGGCAAGGTTTCCGCCGTTTGCTGTAGAAGCTGCACCAACGGCAACAAGTGTCCAAACGGTCATCAGAAGAATACGCTGATGTGGAATTCGTCCACTGTACCAGTGGTGGCAGTGGTTGTCAGCCAGACAAAACTATTGCCTGTGACTGTTGCGTTATCAAATGTTGTTGTCGCCAAACCAGTCGTTGTATTGGTTGTTGTGATGCCACCACTGACAAGTTGTGTGCCTGTGGTGCTGAAATCAGTGTTATGACGGACGTTGAAAGTAACGCTTGGCGATGTACCAGACGCCAAGGAAACCACGCGGCTAATTGTTAGTGCTGATGTCGTGTAAAACAGCGGAATCTTCTCACTTGTTGTTGGGTTGATCACCGTGATTGCTTTGGGTGCAGCAGCACCTGTTGCACCAGTAGCACCTGGATCACCTGCAACACCAGTGGGGCCTGTCACACCTGTGGGTCCGGTGGCTCCAGTAGGTCCCGTAGCGCCTGTGGCACCAGGATCACCAACGCCTGTGGGGCCAGTAGCACCTGTTGTTCCCGTCAAACCAGTTGGGCCTGTTGCTCCGGTAGCCCCTGTCGCACCATCAGCACCAGGGGTGCCAACACCCGTAGCTCCTGTTGCACCTGTAGCGCCAGTAGCTCCGTCAGTACCAGCAGTTCCCGTCGCACCCGTAGCTCCTGTGGCACCATTTGTTCCTGCCGTACCAGTTGGGCCAGTAGCTCCGGTAGCACCTTGAATACCTGTAGGTCCCGTGGCACCAGTGGCACCGTCAGCTCCAGTGACACCCGTGGCTCCTGTTGCGCCAGTGGCACCTTGAATACCAGTCGCTCCCGTGGTACCAACACCGGTAGCGCCCGTTGCTCCTGTGGCACCATCACTGCCAGCAACACCTGTAGCCCCAGTGGCGCCTGTGGGTCCAGTAGCACCAGTAGTACCTACGCCTGTAGCACCTGTAGCACCTGTGGCTCCGTCAGCACCTGCAACACCAGTAGCTCCCGTGGCACCAGTTGTACCAACACCAGTAGCACCTGTAGCTCCTGTAGCACCATCTGAGCCAGCAACACCTGTGGCACCGGTTGCACCTGTGGGACCTGCGACACCTGTGGGTCCAGTGGCACCTTGAGGACCGACGTAACCAAGAGTGATGGCTGTTAGCCAGGAACTTGGTGTTGTTCCAGAGTGCAGGAAGTGGACTGTAGTGTTACTTGTATTTGTTGTTTTAGCGTAAACCTTTGTGACAATTCGATCTGTAGTGCTAAGCGGAGTATATGGAGTCGTTAAAACGTTGAGTTCTGTATAGTAATTTTCGGCGGTAGCGTCAATTTGAGGGGACTCTACAGAGAAAATTTCAACTTCAGTCCCTCCTGTGTCGCGCTTGTAAATGCGAAAAACAAGTCGCGAATCTCCGGCTGCATCAGAAACGTAAGCCCAAAACCGGATTGTGTATTCCCCTGTAGGTAATTCTTCTAAGTTTGGATCACCTGATGCAGTTGCAAATTCTTCAATTAAGACTTCACCGCTGGTGCTGTTAACAACAGCAGTCATGTCATCCTGTGGTGCGCTGTCGGGAATATCAGGAATTAAGCTTTCGTATCCACTGATATCTGAGTTAATTTGAGAGAAGTACCAAATACGTCCAGATGCTGAAATACCAGCTGCACCTGTTGCACCAGTGGCACCAGTGGTTCCAACACCAGTTGGGCCTGTTGTTCCTTGTACGCCTGTGGCACCCGTAGCACCTTGTACTCCAGTCGGTCCAGTTGCACCTTGAATACCTGTAGCACCTGTTGCACCATCAACACCCGTAGCGCCAGTAGCTCCGGTAGTTCCCGCAACACCAGTAGCACCAGTAGCACCTGCGACACCTGTAGCACCGGTTGCACCAGTGACTCCAGCCCCTGTGGCACCTGTAGAACCCTGGATGCCAGTAGCACCGGTTGGTCCTTCCACGCCAGTAGCACCTGTGCTGCCCACACCTGTTGGGCCTGTGGAACCTTGAACTCCAGTAGCTCCGGTGGCACCCTGAACGCCAGTAGCACCTGTGGCACCTTGAGAACCTGTGGCTCCAGTAGCTCCAGCGACACCTGTAGCTCCGGTGGGACCTTCTACCCCTGTGGGACCTGTAGAGCCCTGGACTCCGGTTGCTCCTGTGGCGCCATTAGCACCTGTTGCACCTTGAACACCGGTTGAACCTTGTGCTCCTGTTGCACCTGTAGAGCCTTGTGTACCAGTAGCTCCGGTGGGACCAGCGACACCCGTAGGGCCTGTTGTACCTTGCGGACCAGTTGGCCCTGTAGCACCTTGAACGCCGGTAACACCCGTAGGACCTAAAGGACCAGTAGCGCCTGTGGGGCCTGTTGTTCCCTGAACACCTGTTGCACCAGTTGCACCAACGGGGCCTGTAGCACCAGTTGGACCACCGGGATCACCGGCAGCACCGGTGGCACCAATCATGTTGTAGTTCTTTTCCAGGCCCTGGACGTCATAAGAATGCCAGGTGCCTTCTTGACTGAGGATTGCTTCTTCTCCAGCCGAGAGGTTGCCGTACCACAGCGTTGTTACTGTTGTTCCGTCCGTGTGATCAACACGGACATTATTAGAGCTAGATGGGTCATCATTACGGATGACCATTGTTCTGATATTGCGCTGAACCCCAGTTGCTGGCGCAGTGACAACAGTTGTTGTGCCACTGACCATAACACTTGTATTCTGCCTGCCAGGACTTACAACACCCGAGACGTTATCAACGTAAGAGGCGTGTATTTCAAGTTGAGTTGCATCGGTTGCAACAACTCGAATAATGTCGTTAACTGAGGTAAGTAATAACACGCCTGCTCTTTATCACGCCTGTGCTTTAATCATTTTACTATCACTGGCTTGGTTTCTCTCCAAGCGCTGGAACGTATGACAAATTGTTTTTGTCGTACATAGTAAACCCATCAATCTTGATGTAGTTCAGTGGTATATTAAACAATCTTTGAAGCATGGGTTGCATTACTTGTGACTGACAGTTGTAAGGCGGAACATCCATATATGTAAGCGCACGTGCCGCTAAATCCTTTGTAATTGCACGATGATCTTTTTCGTATTCGTCAACAAGCTTTTGCTCCCAACTTGCCATGCTTTCAATTTCAACAGGGAAATCAGACGGCTCTGGAGGGAACACACCATCTTGAAACCGAAGGGCGTAAATATGCTTACAGTAGCGCATTTCATCTAATACTGGAGACCAAATATCAGTCAAAGAAGTGATGACATTATTGGTTGCAGCATAATCTTCGTAAGACGGCATGCCTTCTGCCGTGGATCCTGTTAATCCTGGATTGCTGGTAGTACGTAAGTACAAAGAACCAAATTCCGAGTAAACACCAGGGCTGTCGCGAGCAGATCGTAAATCAACAGATGTTGCATCAGTAACAGTACCAGGGACAGTCAGGTTTTCACTTGGAGCAATGATTTCAAGAATACGATCGACATCTGCTTGAGTCATTGCTGCATTATCAACAATGCCAAGTCGTTTGAGCAATTCATTGCGACCGGGTTTAACGCTGGAAATAGCACTACGAGGAAAAGCTTTTTTGTTGCTTTTCCCTAGATCCATCATGTAGCTGTATTCACGACGCGTAAAATCCTGACACGTACAACAGTACCTAGCGCCTGTAATAAAATATCTTCCAACATTTGGAGGCCTTGTTGAAGGCGTAACCAAAGCACGGTCAGGAGTTGCCTCGACGGAACCAGCCTTGCGAAGCTTTAATATACCCGTCTCTTCATTCGTATCAACTAATACGGCTTGCACATAGCCATATCGTTTTTGTTCTATTGGATTGATTGTATCCCTGTCAATAATTTCTCCATTTGCTTCCAAAATACGATCTTCAAGCACTTCTCCGTTTAATGCTTTTAGACCTTCGATTGCTTGACTGATATCAACGTATAAAGGAGGTGGAAGTTTATTGCCTGAACTCCAGGCTCCATTGAGCTTTACATACCAATAATCATTGTCTTCTGTAACGGATTCAATGTACAAATCAAAGCTTTGTTGTTTTGCATCATCGTCTAACCATTGGCCAATATTTTCGTAGTCAGTGAACTGTGCATCAAGCCAATATTGGGTTACTAAAACGGAATAACCGTCAACCTGGTCAAAGCGTACACTGCCAGATTTTTTGGTGCCAGCCCAATGAATACCAAACTCTTTATTCGTAGTGGGAAAACCTGCAAACGTTCCGTTGATGTCTGGGTATTCAGTGCCGGGTGGCAATACGCCTGATGCAAAAGGGACAGTGTATTTAAAGTTATAAACGTAATTATTGTCATGCAAAGACGCAGTTGCTATTTCGTAGCCCCTGCGCCAACGCGTCCAAGCGGATTCACGGTTTGCCGAATAGATAGAATTCGGTACGCTTCCCCTGGAAAACTCAGTTGTAATCGGCTTCAGTTTAAATGGATCTTTTGTTATTGCCTGACTGAATCCACCAAATGAGCCGAAACCATTTGATGATTTACCCATGGATTAGAAGAATCCGCCTTGAGCAATAATGTGAGCACCTGGTGTATAGCCAGATGGATTTGCAGCATCTGGGAAAACACCTACGTAAATACGGTCGCCCCGTTCCAGGTAGATGCCTTTGTTGCGTAAAGGAGCCGTAGCCCCTAAACCATTTGTGTTACCGGCATGCATTACTGGCGCTGCAAGCTGTGGCATTACGTCAGAGCAATCAACCGTACCACTGTTGGCAGGGACTGTCTTGGCAAACAGCACACGGTAATCACCCGAGCCAGGGATTGGAACAGTTGTATTACGTGTCTGATAAAAAACAAAGGTTACTGCTGGTTGATAACCGTAAGCAACGCCTTTGTATTCAAAGCCAGAAGTGCTGGCGCCCGAATAATTAAGTGCCGTATTGACACCTGTCAGCGTAGAAGTACCGGTGTATGTGTAATAACCGTAACCGCTGTAAGGTGCACCGGAACCTGTTAGTACACCCGTAGAAGAAACAAAGACAATCTGGCCGCTCACCAAAGAGATGGGCGTACCAGACGTCGATACATTGACGGTGTAATCAGCTGCGCGATAAAAATCGTTGCGTGTAATGGTGATCGAATCAACAACACCGCCACTGTTATTATCTTCGCTGAGGTTGGCATCCATGTCCACCAAGATGGATGGAGCCTGTCCACCTTGCACAAACAAGGTATTAGCAGACGAACTGCCAACAGTCTGTGTTGTTACACGAACCGTGTCGTATAACGGGCGATCAACAAGAAGTGGCTGCTTGTTTGTAGATGTCGAGCTCACTGTTATTTACGTTATTGTTGTTTGTATTCTAACTGGTTTGGGCTAATCAAATACTTTGTTAAATCAAACCAGAAAGAAATTCTAGCCCTGTTGGTTGTGGCGCCAGCAAATCTTTTAACAAGCGTTGCTGAATCATCTCCGTAATAGTCGGCTGTTTCTCTTCTACACCAAGCAGTGCATTGGTAAACTCTTTTAAAAAGTCTGCACTTGAAATCTCATTACTTGAAGGAGATTCCGTAGCAGGCGCCGAGCCGGCTAAGGGTTTTAAACCTTTTTTGTAAGTCTCTTCTAACGAAGAAAAACTTTTGACTGGTTGACCATAAGCGCTGCGACCCGCCAACGTTGGAAGAGACGCCCATTCAGGTGCTAGTGCTGCAACAAATTCAGGTGTTAAACCTTTTTTCTGCAGATAAGATAAACCGCCAAGACCAAGAGTGCGTTGGCGAGCAAGGTCAAGAGCGGCAATATCCTGCTCCAGCGGGCCAAACGAGCCGAGGTTTAATTTTTGCTGTTGTTGTTTCCAGGTTGGCGTAAGGAATTGATAAGCACCTGCTGCGGTGCTTCTTCCTCTCATGACTTTGTCTGGATGTTGCTGGAGATTTGGAGCCAGCGAACCACCAAACATTACGCGATAAGAATCAGCCCCACCGCGTTCAGTGCCTTCCGCAAAACGAAGCATTCTAAGCAAAGCCTGAGCTTCTGGTGTTTGCCTGAATTGTTCGTAAAATTTGCGGTCAGCCATATTAACAACCTCCTACCCAATTTGACTCCGCCTTGAGACCAGGAGCAAAGATAGTTTGCAGCGCAAGAACTAAACTGAGCTTGGTAGTAAGACGTTTGACAAAATTAGGACAGAGAATCATCGGTTTAAAGCAACAACACTGGCCTCCGTGAATCAAAGATTCGTTATCCAGCGGGTTGGACTTACATGCAGAGCAATGCCAAGAAATCAAATATTAGCTTGGTTTATAAGACCCTGGAATTTTTTAAGTAACTCTGGATCAAGATTGACTGCATTAGGACCAAATGCTTGAGTTGTACCAAATGAAGTAACTGCGGGAAGGCCTTGGGGAGATTCGACGCCTGGAGGAGGTGTTGTCAACAATTGCTGGGGAGTTGTGAAGCCAAACCCAGAACGTGCTGCATTACCAGCAACAACACCCCGAATCGCATCGTAACCAGATTGACCAGGCTTAACTTTTGCAGCAAGAGTGGGATTAGCTTTAGCCCACATCTGCATGCCGATATCCTCAGCGGTCTGAACTGCTTCTGGTGTGGCGCCAGGTGCAACAGCTTTTAGACGAGCAGCTTCATAACGTTGAAGTTCAGGGTCTTGCGCTGTCAATTGAGCGACGCGAGATGCCTCTTGTTGATAAGCGCGTTCTGCTGCGGAAGGAGTACTCGAAAAAGATTGTTGTTGAGATCCTGGGACATAACGCCCATACATTCCAGTATCTTGTGCTGTTGCCGGAATACTTGGACTTCCCTGCCGATAGCGAGAATAATAATTTCCAGGGATGCCTCCAAAAGCGGAATTTAAACCACTTAAAGCTCCTCCGAGGCCTCCCAGGAGTTGAGATGCTCTGGTTTGGAAAAACTCACCCTGTCCGAAACCAGGCTTTGTCATCATAAGTTCACCGCTAGGCTGCTGCCACCTACGGCCTTTACCTGGAACATTGATCCAACGACCTTCAGCCATTACCGCCAAACCTCATTTAAATAAAGACTAGAACCAACAGCCGTATCAGCTGGACCAGGTAATGCCTGGATAAATTCAGCGCCAGAACGTTCGTAACGGTAACGAGCCTGGAACGGATCTTTGTAATTAGGAACGTAAAGAATTTGGGCTAATCGATTCGTCTCGTAGAGATAGATTTCATCCCAAACCTTGAGAGCCTCCTTGGCATTACTTGACCGAATTGTACGGTCAACGTCACCAGCAATGCTCTCCAACCGAGTCGAAGGCGAAGTCGCCACTTCCGTCTTCTTCTCTGCTGTGTCACATCGTCCAATCTGGATGATGATTTTATTGTAGAAGTATGAATCCGGAATGGTATTCAGAGCTTCTTCCAGACGAGCGTAATCACCCGCTGGCACAGACACTGTGAAGTAGCCCAAATGATATCGGACTCTACTTTTATCGTAGTCGCTAAGCTCCACAGTCCTTCTTGCGTCTTAATTATTATAAATGGTATGAATTAACCTAAAATATTGGGCACAGTAAACGGATTTGATTGCAGGCTAGACGCAATAAAAGAATTCAAAAAATTCTGTTCTTGCGAAGGTTGGAATAATTGATTAACCAAGTCACGCTGTAATTTAGTTTCAAAACTTTCTTGTCGTGTTTCTCTGCCGCCAGCGCGCATACCTAAAAGAAGGCCTGTCAGCAGTGTTTCAAACTGATTCCCTTTTGCTTCGGCTGGAGCTTGCGCAGTTGTTGTATTTGTAAGATCAGATGCCTCTCCCAGGCTTTTCATGTGGCCGTAGCCAAGCTCATATTTTTGATCTGGCGTTAACCATGCTGCAACATTACCAAGACCACCTTGATCAGGTCTGGGGATGAATTTAACGTTTCCTTCGACAAAAATATCAGTTCCTTCTTTGCCTGCATAATCACGACCACGATGATCAGTACTGGCGTCAGGGATACCGGTATTTCGTGGACCCCAGCCAGATGTCATTGTAAGACCTGCGGCTGGGTTAAGAATCAATCCACCTTTGCCGTCATCAATATATTTAGGAACGCGATTTGGTCCGACCCTAACATTTAAAAATTTGCTTCTATGGATGCCAGGATCTTCGTATTGATTTGTCTCGAGATTTCTTACATACGCGTGAAGATGTGGGCCACTGGAAACACCCGTGGAACCAAGCTGTCCTATGCGTGTGATATTTGCCATGAATTAATTTTAAAATAAAAACCCCCAGAAAACTGGGGGTCATCCTAGTATGGAAACTTTATTATACTCGGATTAAGTCAGCGGCAAGAACTGCGTCCCAATCAACACGCTTAATCTGTTTCAGCTGTTCGAGGTTGTGAAACCTTTCACCCGACAAGGACATCTGAAGATCTTTAATCTCTCGAGCTGTCTTTAAGCCAATGCCTTTGATGTGATCAGCGATCATTTGGGCAGTGGCTGAGTTGATATTTAAGCGATGGTCGGGTGGGAATGTACGCGGCTCCTCTTTTGCTGCTTTATCTTTTACTTGAAGAGTCTTAACTTTTTTGGTTGCCTCTTCATCAGGTTCAATCTCAGTTTTGTAAACAGTGAAAAGGCGACCGTCCTGATCTTCGACCATGAACCAATCGCCTTGATCCCATTCGCTTACAACTTTGACACGTGCACCTGTTTTTTTATGCTGATAAAGCATTGCTGGAGAGGTTGTCATAAGGACCAGTATTTACCTGGTCCTAGTTTAACCTAATCAGCTGACGGTGCGGCCCAGCAGGTAGCCATCAATGTCCTCGTAGCCAGGAGCTTCGTCAGGCTGGAGGTAGCACACTTCAACCACGAAGTAACCAGTACGGCCAGCAGATGCGTCACCACTGGAGATGTACCAACCACCGGATGTGGAGGTAGCAGTTTGCGATTCACGGGCTTGCACGTAGAACTGAGCCGCACCAGTGATCTGCTTGTAGACGTTGGTAGGCAGAACACCCGTAGCGCCGGTAGCAGTCAGGAAGGGCTGAGTGCTATAACCAGCAGTGCCACCAGCGAAGAAGATTTCGCCATTCTGCTCACCCGAAGTAGTGGAGGTCAGGTTGGCCTGGGACACAGCCTCACCCACAGTGCCAGTCGAAGTCAGACCGGTGGCGAAGGTGATCACGTTGCCGGTAGCAGCGTAGATGCCAGAAGCAACACGACCGTCACCCCAGCCAGAAGCGACGGAGATCGTGGCGCGATAAATATAAGCAGGCAGTGTGGTGCTGCCAGAAATCACCATGCCGGTGATGTCGGGGCGAGTGTCGTCCTGGCGATAAGGCGAAGGAACAATCACTTTGCCGGAAGCAATGGCGCCAGCACCAGAGGTGGTGGTGACAGCCACATAACCACGCTGCTGGAAGTAGCGATAGCCAGGGACAGCCAGCACCGAAGTGGGGCCACCCTTGGAGCCATCATTAGTGCCGTTGTCGTTGGTATCAATGTTCTTGTACCAACCGTTCAGCGGCTCGGCCCAGTTACCTGGGAAGATTTTCTTAGCGGACAAATAGGTCATTTATTTTCCCTTTTGTGTAGATGTATTAGTTTAACGATCAGACGGTGCCGTCATCCTGCACAAAGCTAAACGCGGTCGTGACAAAATCCTTGTTCAGAATTTCAAAACCAGCGTAAAGTTGCCAAATAAGAATGATGAAACGGCTGAAATCGTCGTTGTTGTTGATGAGGACCTGAGCATTCGGACCACCGATACCAACACCCACAGACTGCGGGCCGAAAAAGTAACCTTGGGCAACTTCCTTGGAAGCATAAGTGGAGCCGCCATCAAACGAAGCAGTGACGTTCTTGGTCGGGAAGTTGGTGGACTCGAAGAACTTGACGCCTTCAAACTGCACACCGGTAGGCATGACAGGCTCGCCACCCAGGAAGTAGGCTTGGCCAGCCTGGGGACCCATGTAGAAGCTGGCGTTGTTAGGCATCATGGGGTTGCCCATGTACATGCCTTGACCAGGATTACCAGCGTAACGAGCGATCTCGCGGAAGTCTGGGTCACGACGCAGGTGCATCATGAAGGTAGGATCGCAGATGCAGCGATACAGACCATCGGCGAATGTCGGGACGTTGCGCTTACGCAGGTCCTTAACAATGGTCAGCAGGTCAGTGCGAACCTGGAACTGCTGAACTTCGGCAGTGTACTCAGCGGTTTCGTACTTAATACGACCGGAAGAATCCTTGGTCTTACCACCAGCAAAGTAGTAACCACCTTGGGTGGTGGAAGCGGCACCATTGGCTTCGGCTTTCGAGAGTTCGTCAAGGAACACCCGGTCGCGCCAACGGCGATAGTCGTCGAGCAGCGTCAGGCTACCGATCGACTGGTGGAACATATTAAGGTTGCCAGAGTCCAAGAGCAGGCGCTGAGCCGTGATCAGGGTCTCGCGGGCAATCTTAAAGGTGCTAGGCTGGGTCGGATCACCCGGATCAGCAGGGCCGGTGTACTCTTTAAGCACCACCAACACCTTTTCCTTTGTGATGTTACGGCTGTTGGCGGTACCGATTGTTTGATCGGCAATACGCTCACGGCTGTCCTTGGTGCCAGGGGTCCCCCAGAACTTATAGCGGTCTAACTGAACTGTTTGGCCAGGCTGACGAGTGAAGTCATGAACGACCACTGGCTCGACGGCCATCTCGGCAATGTAAGCAGGGTGGGGACGATAAAGTTCCGCACCTAAGATTTTTGGAAAATCGTTCTCCTGGTCTCTAGTCTCTTAGAGGGGTGGACTATCTCTTCATCCCTGTGGGATGCCGGACGCTAAATCTGGTATTACGTAACAAGGTCGTGTTACACCCAGTAGTCTCTGCACCTTCCAACCACGCTTGATTGGCTTGGCTCAGGATTACCCTCGTCTTTACGTTAGGGCTTCCCTGAATTCATCCGGTTTGCACCCATCGATTGCTCGGTGGGGTGACAACGTTGAGCGTTCAGTTGAGGTATGTTATGCTTTGGAAACTTGTTTATGAACAACATGGAACCAAAGCTTGTTCCTGGATTTGGTAATCTTTACTTAACGGAAGAGGGAAAAGCTTTTGAAAAACGACTTGATCCCGATAATCAAGAATATTTTCAAGAGATCCTTATTCGTTCCACCAGTGTTTATGACCGTATTTCAGTTCTTGTTAATGGAAAGAGAAAACGTTTTCATCTTCATGTCTTGATGGCTGTTGCTTTTTTGGGATTAGATCTGCGTTCTCATGGAACCAGTAACTTTTCCCTGCAAGTTGATCACAAAGATAATGACAAGAGAAATAATCGACTTGAAAATCTTGAGATCGTTACCAAACAAGAAAATTTAACAAGGGCCTGGGCAACGGGTTGTTACAAGAACAATGGTTTTGCCAGTAAAGGAAAACCGAAGAAGTCTTTAAGGAAGTTTTCTTCGGATGACGTGATTCAAATCAAAGCTTTAAAAGAGGCTGGTCTGTCGTATCGAAAGATTGCCGAAAAGTTTGATTGCAATCACGGAGCTATTTACCAAATCTTGAAAGGTCATACCTACCAGGATCTGAACTAGCTATCAATAAACACCTTGGTTTATCCTCCAGTGTCAGTGTTTTTATCGGGTGAAAGATAAAGACACATGTGTCTTATCTAACAAAAATTTTAGCAGACGGTGAACTTAAAAGTTACACATACTGCATTGTCGGCGTCTTGTATAGAGCGCCGGTAGAGTTACTAGAACCGTAAGATTCAGGGTCAACTGCTCCACCTTGAACAAAACCTGGAACACCCATAGAACCAGGAATCGCTCCAAGTGCCACACCACCGAGACCAGCGGTAAGAGCAGCGGCGGGAACAAGACCTGCAGCGGCAGCTTTGCCTAAAGAACGAGGGTTTACTTTACCCGCTGCTTCTGCAGCTTGTAAAAGAGCAGCTTGCCGCATGCCACCTTCTCGATTTTTTACCGCAGCATTAAGGAGCTTATTTTGCACGTCTTCTGGCATATATTTTCCAGCAAGACCACGTGCTCCCAATAAACCTGCGGCGCCGCCAAGTAAACCGGCACCAGCAGCAAGTGCGGCAGATCCTGGATCTTCACCTTGAGAAAGGGCATACCCACCAACGCCTAAACCGGCAGCGATGGGTACACCGTATTTAAGAGCGCCACGCATGGCCTCACTCCATCACAAAGAGTTTGTTTGCAACAACTTGAGGCTGAGCTTGGTTCAGGAGGCGCCAGGCATTACTGGGATCCATGTCCATTTGCTGCTTAAAGGTCCCCCAGAAGTTTTCAGGTTGCTGGGGAGCTGCTGCAGCAGGAGGAGCAGGGAACTGACCAAGTGCAGCTTGAACAGGAGCTGTGGGATAACCACGTGTCTCAAGTTGATCTTCGCTTTCGTACACGGGGTACGGACCTTCTGGACCAAAGAACTTCAGCGTGTAATCGCTGAGCACATCAGGATTGGTCAGAATTTCGTTGTAAGCCAGATTTTCTTGATGCTCGTTGGTTGCAAACGTTGCATAACGGCCGAGCGTTTCTTGGGCTTTGGTGCCCCAAGCAACGGCGCTATCCAGCATGCTTTCCAGCTGGAGAGCATAATTATTTAGAATTGCGGGTGCTTCGACCCCGTACGCGTTTACCACGTGGCGGGTTTCCGGGCTCCACTCCAGGAGATTGGCCACGTCCTCCAAGGATTGAATCGAGGAGGTTTGGGAAGAGCTGGGCGAGTAAGCCTGGTTGGGTGACCAGGTCTGCGTCGCCGATTGTTGCGTAGCTGGGCTGCTGAGTTGCTGGCCGTAGTTCGCTGGTGCGTACTGTGGAGTCGGAGCTGACGGTTGACCCTGGAACGGGGATTGAACTGGTGCGCTCAGAAGGTTCACCACCTTGTTGAACGCCGATTCCCATGGATTGCTGCTGGCCTCCGATTGGGATTGGGGGGCGTACTGCGTAGGGGCTGATTGGTAACTGGGGGCCGCCTGCGGAACTGCCTGGGGGTAACTGGTACCCACCTGATACGCCACTGGAGCTTGGCTCGGCGCCGCCTGGTAATTGGTCGGAGCTGGAGCCACGTAGCTGCTTGGAGCCACCGCTGCCGGGACTTGGCTCGTCTGTGGGATCGATTGGACGGTAGCGTCCTGCATAACTCATCTCCTTTTGTAGAGCTTCTAAAGTTCGATACAGATATGGCGTTAAATCCAATCTTGGGTCCGCAGCCATCGGAAGATCCGGTGCTTGCGGGTGGGGAGTCTGCATCATGCCCCCCACTAACTTGGCAAACGCAGAGTAAGCACCCTGTAATTCGTTTACCATCCTGAAAGGGAACCCAGATAACATCTCGGCTCGTTCCTCATCCGTCTTGGACGGGAAGAGGTATTTCAATGCTTCAATGCTATCAACACCTAATTCCTGTAAATTTCGGACAACAATGGAGTTGTTAAGGATATCTTGAGTTGAATCCTCATAAACAGGACCCATCCAACGCCATAACACTGTTACATCGCCATCTGGAATTAAACCAATGACACTAGGTGGAATTTGCTGTGTTTCCACACAGGCCATCATAAGTTCTTTTAGTTGATCGTTGTATTGCTTCATTGCTCCTTCATAAGCAGCTTCTTCTTCCGGTGAAGCATTAGGGCCAAGATCCAGGGGTTTTTCTAATTTGGCAGCAGAAGCAAGTGTTGTCTTAAATAACTGCTCTTCTTGGTAAATGATTAACTCAAGACAACGACAAATGCCATGGGTGTAAATAGCATTTGCTTTTTTCTTGGATGTAGCTGCCACACGTCCAAATAGTGATTTGTACTCAGTTGCAGTTACGCCAGCAGAGATGGAAAGCTCATCAACACCACCAAGAGCTGTGCGAATTTCTTCTCGATACTGACGTGCAAATGCGTTTTGGTCACCAGTGATTGCATCTGGAACAATGTAACCAACGCGGTCGTTAGGCTCCAGGTTTGCGATAACGCGTGGAACCCGTATCTGACCATCAATGCTACGACTGACTGGATCAGCCTTAAACATCGAACGGCTTAATGTAGAAGGACTTGTGAAACCAGAATTCGCTGCAATAGATGGACGCTGAACAACTGAGTCACCACCCGACTCCATAAGATCGGTCTTTGGCCTGGAAGAAAGAAGAGTCGGATTGCCAAAGAATGTAATGTTTTTGCGCATGGTGCGCATTAATTCATCATGCGTGCAAATATGATTCGCCATTGCATCGAATTCACCAACGCCTTCAAACGAGAAGCCTTGGGGATTGTTAAAAATCTCAACGCAGGGAATAAAACCTAAACTGTTTTTAAATTGTTTTGTTTGCCCAGGCATTGCGTAGTTGGGCATTTCAAAAGAAATTTCACTATCGGAGTGAGTTTCTTCGATTTCCCTTGCTTTAATTGACAGTCGAATATAACGTTTTGCTCCGGGGCTATATGTGCTTTGATTGCCGGTTAAATTCGTCGTTGTTAACTGATCACCAAAACCGTTGGCTCGGCGTATTTTATAGCTGTAGATGATTACAACTTCATCAAGCTCGCCATCAACGTTGTAATAGGTGCGATATTCATGCTCACGAAAGTAGTAAAGGCGATAATTTTGTTGTGTAGGTCGGATATAAAACAGTCCTTTACCATCACACAAAAAGTATTCCCAGATGGAATCCAGACGTGTATCCATCTTGTTGTACTTCAACACACGGTCAAGAAAGTCCTTGCGTTGTGCACCGAAGTTATCTTGTGACGGAAAAAATTCAACTCCTTGACGAATGCCAAAGAGTTTCATCTGAGCAATATGGGACGCAACAATGCCCGTATCAACAACGATATCGCTGTCTTTATCCAGATATGCATTAATGATTTCTTGAAGCCGGGCTTTAGCGTCTGCCATTACTCGTGTTCTTTATTCTTTAATGTTAACAGTTTCAAGAAACGTATTTATTTTGAAAGCCCATTGGAATTGTTTGGCCCAGTTGAGGACCCGCAAAAAAACCGGCGTTTCCCATAGGAACTTGACCGCCATATTGCTGATACGCAAGAGGCAGCTGTGGGCCACCAGGCATAATGCCACGCCTCATCAACTCATCATTAAGCTGTTGATTTTGTTGAGTTCCGCCTTCGTATAAACGCTTTAGCTGTTCACCGGAACGCCCACCAAGCGCACCTGGGGATCGGTTAATTTGCCAATTTACATTGCCACCCGCGATTAAGTTACCTGGTGCGCCAGGGACATTTGATTCGCCTGCGTAAAACATGCCCTACACTCTTCAATCCTTTTATTTTACTCTTCTATGACTTCATATCCGCTGGCGTCATTTACTTTTGTCAGGATGATTCCAGAGCCACGAACATCCCACTCAAGTACATCGCCTTCTTCCCAGCCCAGCTCTTCAATTACTTCATCAGGAAGAACAATATACGAATCTCCGTTTTCGTCTTCTTGAACTTCAAGAATGTAACTCATTTTGACAAAAGCTTTTCCATAAGCTTATCAAGCTTATTGTTGATTTCGCGAAAATTGTCGTGCATTTCTTGAATTTCCCTTAAGAAGTCAACCTTAAGGACGTAGTCAAGTGGCATGCGGTTAATTTGATCTTCAAGTAAATCAATACGACGTTTTTGCGAACTTGTATAACTCATGGCTTGTTGAATCTGATCAGTTTGACGATTCAAAATCTTATTGGCTACCCACGATCCGCCTGTGACCGCAGAAATAATGGCACTTAGACCAATAGCTAAATACTCGGGTCCCACTGAAATACTGCTTTTTTTCTTATTCTAAAATCAGTAATCAAGATGCAATTGACCTTTGCGTGCTAAACCGGTAACAAGCCAGACCAAGGCGTCGACGCAATCGTCGTGACTGCTGACACCAAAGTTAGTCAACTCATCGAATAACGTTGTGAAATTACGGAAACGATTAAAGATAATTTTGCGGTCTTCAAACATGCCCATAATGCCACGGAAGCGTGCAAGTTTATCAGCGCGGAATCCTTTGACAGGATGCCAAATTAAGTTGTAGAGACCTTCGTTATTTAAACAGACACGTTTAAAGTCAGCCTCAAGAGAAGCCTGGTACTGAACCGCTTCACTCCAGATGTCACACGTTGAATAAGTAGGGAAATAATTACCGTTGTCATCCTTGCCGACAACAGACCAATCGTTAAGAAGCTCTTTGAGGGCATCTAGTTTTTCAAGATTACCCATCACGCGAATACGACGGTAATCAATAATGTGTATCTGGTCGCCAATGCGACCACCAAGAACCATCACGGTGTAATCATTTTTTTCTTTAGTGCCAGCGGATAAGTCAACCCCAATACCAAGCGCATCAAACTCCGTTGCGATTTCCGCTTTGATAAGAAGTTCTGGTGCCAACGACAGCTCGTTTTGTCTGACGATTTGATTCATGTACTGGAATGAGAAAGCAATCGGTGCTTGCCGGCGCTTCTCCCTGAGGTAATCAACGGACCACATCTCAGGCCAGTACGAAATCTCCTCCCCTGTTTTGGGATCGTTGATCAAAGCAGAGAGAACAATCTGCGTCCAGTTGTTTTGCTCGTTGAATGTGGTGGCGTGAATGTCATCATGACGAAATCTGGTACCAAGACAGATTGCTCGTCCGCCTTCAAACATGGTGGGAGCAATCACCGCATTCCAGTTCTCCTGCATCATCTTTCTGATGTCAGGGTTCGCAATGTCTGCAGCAGATTTGATGGCGTCATCAATGATGATCAGTTGGCTTCGTTTGGAGGTCACGGAGCCTTTAAGACCAGCTGCACAGAGTGTGAACTGTTCTTCACCGGTTACATCGATGCCAGCAAATTTGTGGTCAATTGACCAGTACTCATTACTGGTTACATTTTTCAGAAGACGTACTGAAGGAAAGACTTCTTGATATCGCTTGCTTTCGATAATTCGCTTGATGGTTGCCGACTTGGATCGAGCAATATCAACCGTATAAGAGAGGTAAAGAATCTGTAGTGGTTTCTTGGCTTGAGTATGGATACCAATAGCCCATGCCGTAAACAAGCCCAGGATTGTGGATTTAGCTGAGCCCCGTGGAGCAAGAAGATCAATATTGGGACCAGCAATCTTTAATAGACAAGAACTATCTTCGTTTGTGACAAAGTGCCGATGCCACTCTTTATGATGTGAAGCTGGTGGTTTGTCAGCTACATAATCACAGAAAAAGCCAAAGTCTTCTCGAGCTTTTTTTAAAGACTCAAGGTTGCGTTGTGGCCTGATTTGTTGCCTGCGTGCAGCAGCTTGTGCATTACGCCGATATGCAAGATGTTGATATGCAGGCACAACAAGAAGTATTCAATGATTACTGAATACTAACTTATTTTTCTTCTGTTGGTTTTTTACCTTTTTGTTCTTTATATTTACGTGCCTTGTCCAGGGCTGCTTTGTGCTTTTGCTTGTCCGACATTTCGCTGCCGTCCTCGTTCTTCGCTTCCTTTTTCTTGAAGTGCTCCAGGAGCTGGGGCGGCATTTTGTTCTTGCTCATTTTGTTTGCTTGCCATTAAGGCATTCATTACATTTTGACCTTCTGCAACTTTGTCAACAACAGGGTTAGGCCGTTGGAAATGAAACAACCGCTCGCGATTTTTTTGAAGTTGACGCGCAACATCAAATAGTCTACCTGCAATATTTTCTCCATATTGAGGTTGTTGAGGCGTTTGGCTCATTACTCTTCAAGTTGCATGTGAGACCATACGCTCATTGCTGCTTCCTCAAGGGGGACCTCAATTGGGTCATCCTTAAAGATAGTCAACAATTCACGAATAGCACGATCAGCTCCAGCCATAAGCAGGCCTTTGCGATCTTTGGTCGATGTAAACAATTCTACCTGAGCGATTGTTCCACGGAGTTCTTTTTGCATGGAAGCAATACGCGCCACGCCTGCATCACGTTTAACAATGCCGTTATCAACGTCTTCTCTTAATTTACGAATATCTTCCTGCATCTCAACAATTTCATTCAAAAGCACAGAACGGTGATCGGGCTTTGGATATTGACTTTGTACCCAAAGATCACAACCGGAGATGCTGCCACCATAGCCAAGAAACCGGGCGTAGAGATAACACTCAATAACAGAGTAATTATCTTTGCAAAAAGCATTGAATGTTTCTTCTGTTGGTGCATCAAGATTTTCGACCCATTGGTCGAAGATCTCAATATCGATAAGCTCTTTGGGCTTGTGCGTAATCTCTGGCTTCGTCCGACTGACTGAACTCTTGCCTTTGTGCTGCGGTTTCACGTTCTTGTGCACCAGCTTCCCTCATCTTTTCTTTACTGGATCCAACGGAAACATCCTGGAAGATCTTGACAGCAGACGCGGCTTTGCGAGCTTTGTCCTCATCAAATAATAAATCATATGGATCGGGATTTAGCTGAGAGTCAAACGCTCCAGGATCTTCATACGCCATGATAAATACTCTTATTTGTTTTCAGACACAGCGTCAAAAGGCTCCTCTTTATCAGCTGTGTCTTTTTCTTTCGTTTTATCGCTATACTTTTGCTTTGCATAACGATAAGCAACATCCGCCGCTTGTTGATAGCGGCGTAAATCTGTTGTTTCACCAGAATCTAAATTTTTAGAATCCATTGATTAGAAGTTTGCCATCATATTGGCAAGGCCTTGAGTGACAGTTTGACGCTGAACTTGACGACCTTTTTGGGCACCTTGACGAAGCTTGGAAGACTCAAGACGATTAATTAATGTGTCAAAGTCTTGAAGCTCAGCTTTAGACATGCCACCGCCGTATTCGCGGTTTTGCAGTTCGTTATAGAGCTCTTGGGCTTCAGCTGCGCCCATCCCCCCTTGAGTTAAGGAAGCTACGGAAGGAATGGCACCACGGTTTGGCTGCGTAAAAGAATAAGCCATTATTAACCCTAAAGGTTTACAACTATATTTTAACGCCTGTAATTAAAAATTAAAGGCGCCCATCAGACTACTAAACATCTCGGAGCCTCGCTTGATCCTTTGCATTTCACGATAACCTGAATTAACAATTTTCTGTACGTCCAACTTACCTTGAACTTCTTGTGCTCCAACTGCAAGATTATTTTCGTTGATTAATTTTTGGCGTTCGGTGGCACCTGCCTGCCTAATTTCTTCGATTTGTTTATCAACGCCTTTTCCGTAAAAACCAGTTGCAGCTTGAAGTGTTGCAAAATCAACTTGACCTGGAGTTGTGGTGCCGTCAATGGTAGCCGTTAAAGGATTTGTAGACGCATAACCAAGATCAAAAGGCCCTACTTGAGTTGAAGAGCTTGTATTATTAAGAACAGAATCAAAAGAAGAAGTTTGAGAAGGCGAATAAACAGACTGATTAGCTACTGACGATGAAGCAGGCGATACGTAAGCGTTGTTTGCAGCACGCTCTCTAATTTCCGACTTGGGAACATCAAACTGAGCTGCAAGCTGTTTAATTTCTTTCTTTGTTAATTCACCGCCACTTTTTTCGGCTTGTTTGATCTCTTTTTTAATGCCCATGTTAACCTCTATTTGCGTTCTTAAGTTTAATTAATATTAAGTTGTGCCGAGCACGCTGCCAAGCATTGATTGAGAAATTTCTTTTGCTTTGGCAAGATCAAAGTTAACCATGCCGCGCCTTAGTGTGCCATCTGGATTGCGTTGCATGTTTCCATATTGTGATTCCCAGGCAATGTCGTAAGGTGTTTTTGCTTTACCAGATGCAAGTAATGAGCGTCGAACTTCAGTGCTAAATGCTTGAGGACTGCGGATATTTTGAGATTTTGCAATATTAATTAAATTTTGAAAATCGGACTCAGGAAGATTTAGACCTTGCTCTCCATAGGCTTGGGAAGCAAACTCGCGATATGGACCGCCTTCCCAATCAATTGGTTGTTTATAACTACGGCGAAGAGCTTTATCAATAAATTTAGAATTAGAATAACGACCTGCCAGCGACTGAAGATATGCTTCTCTGGAGCCAGGGTCTGTATATGTTTTAGCTTCAGCTTTAATGGCTTTACGTGTTGATTTGGGAGCAACAACTTGTTGCATACCATAGTCTTCTAACGCCGTCATTAACGGTGACGGCTCATAGGTAGGCACACCACTGCCGCCGATAGCGCCCCCTAAAAATGATCCTCCTGCACTAAGGCCTAAGCCAAGTGCACCCATTGTAAACGGATCCATTTATCCGATGTCGTCTATTTTTTTATTTTAACTGACAATAATTTAAGCGACAAAAGCACCAAAGTCTCCATATTTACCCGCTAACGCTGGCAAGTTTTCACGCAAACGAGCTTGACGGTACGGACCAGCATTTGCTTGGATTTGTGCAGCACGAATGGGATCGTTTAAAGAACGAAAACGATCAATATTTTGTGCAAGCATTCCCTGGCCAAAGTTAGCGCCGAACATTGCGTTCTGCGCTTCATAGGTATTGGCAAGAGATTTATTCATGGCACCCTGCTGCATGCCAGCCATAACAGAGTTTGCACCCGTGCTTAGGGCCATCATGGGACCTAAACCCTGGAACAAACCTTGTCCACCACCAAAGGATCCATAGTCAGTGCCAGCAAAACCACCGACGTTTAAGTCAGTGCCGCCAAACGGACTATCAGCTAAAGCCCCGCCAATATCAAAAGCACCCGCCGAATCAATTGCAAAAGAAGGATCTAAGAAATAATTCATGATCAAAGACTTACATATTGACGGGGAGTAAAGAAGGAGGAAGGGCGCCCAACCGTTTGAGAAATTGCTTGCAATGTCTCAGGAACATAATAATGCTGAGCAGCCATTGCACGAGAGAATTTATTAGGCATATCAAGGAAGTTTGCAAATAATGCAGACTCCATCCCAAGACGCTGGTTTTCTCGTGCCACTTCCTTTTGATAGGGTCCCAAGATACCAAGAATTTCTTCAAGTTGTTTTTTAGTATTTGGTTTTTCTAGTTTGGTAAGAGCGTACAACCCAGCAATGTTGGAATCAATGCCAAGATCTTTGAGTGTTTTTGCGTACTGAGAAAGTTTATTTGTGTTTGCCAGTAAATAATCTTCCTCTTCTTGATCAAGAGCACTTTGCCCAAAACCAGCTGTATTAATTGTTCCGCCGTAATTAAAAGCCATGTTTATCACCCAAAGCGAATTTGAGGGGCCTGGATTGTGGCGCCTGCATACGGATTAGTTGTTAAAGCGGTTTGGGCTAAGCCATAATTACCAGCTTGTCCTTGTTGTGCCATCGCACCAGCAGTGGCAAGAACACCAAGCTGACCTTGAATTTGACCTTGAAGAGCCATTGCAGTTTGATAACGTGCAAAGTCATTCATCTTGGCTTTTTCAAGTTCTGGAGCCATAGCTTTATATTGCTGCAGCATGGCTTGATTTTGGAATGTCGTTAAATCTTGTGTGGCTTGCATGCGAATTGCAAGCTCACGATTTAAACTATCCAAGTTTTGACTCATTAACTGGCCACGCATGGCCATCTGGGTACTGAATTCTTGCTCTTTACCTTTAGTTGGTTTACCTGTCAAAGATTGACGGGCAGATTCAGCACCAGAGGCAGCCGCACCTGGAAGTAGCGCACCAAGGCCCATCAAACCAACGCCAGCAACACGTGCAATGGGATTTGGGATCATTGCAAGGCCTGTACCAACCGCGCTAAGGGCGCCTGGAGCCAAGGCGCCAAGAGCACCTGTGGGACGGCCTTCGTTGATCTCCGAGAGAGCAGTTGTTACACCAGGGATCAAAGAGGCTGCACCAAGAGCAGGAATGGCGTACTTACCTAAAAAAGCCTGAGCACCCTGAGCACCTCGTTGAAGTTTTTGCTTGAGTTGTTCACGCGTTTGGTTATTAGCAGCAGGAGTTGCAGCCGCAACTGGATCTACATTGACCCCAAACATACTGTTTTTTGCAGTGATGCGATCAATGGGAGTTGATGGTCCCATCATCCCTTCCATTGGAAACGCATAGTTAACGGCCATTTTTTCTATTCTTTTATGTAAGTTAATTTTATCAGTCTAAACACAAAGGTGTTACAGCGGTTTCATCGCTTCGTACTGAGCAGTAGTTGGTAACTGTTGTTCTGCTGGTTTTGCTGCAAGTGCTGCATTGGCCAAGTTACCTAAAATTGCACCAGCTCCAGCGCCTGTTACCGCACCCGCTAAACCACGGCGGAAAGCATTTTTAACAAGAGGTGCAGTACGAATAGCTGCTCCGGCGCCGGCAATTCCACCGATCGCAGTGGTAACAGATGGAATTGTAATTGGATATCCAAGCATTCGGGCCTCTGGTACACCTTCAAGATTTTCAGGCGTTACTTTAAGAATACCAAGAAATCCCTTGTCCTGGTAATAGTTACGCAAATAATTGCCGTAGCGTTCTGGCGTTAAGGAAGGAATTTCTTCTTGAGCTGTTTCATACTTTAGAGGACGTCCTGTACGTCCCAAGAAAAAACGTTCAAACAATTCTGTAACAGGTTGAGTTGTTTCACGTCGATCTTCGGAACCTTCTTCTGCATACGTTTGAGCAAACCCTTTGGGCCTAAACATTTCCCCTGGATTTGTGATGTTGTAAGCACCGGAAAGCGCAGTGGCAGGAATTGCAATGCCTGCGGTAATCAAACCTGTTTTTGTTGGTCCCAGGGCACGGTAAGCTTCTTTGCCGATAGCCGTTTCTGATGCAGCACCCATGATGGCAAGAGGGTGGTTATAACGCCAATAAATGCCCCTGGTGCCATCATTAGTTAGATCGGTGAGCAGACGTGCTCCAAACGCACCAACTGCTTGAACCGGCGTTTCTTTCATGGAAACGCCCAACTTATTTAACTGTTGGTGATAAACGTCGCGTGTGCCGCGAATTTGTTGAGTTGCTTGACTGACACCAGGAATATCTTTCAGGATACTTGGATAACGTTCACCAGCAAGATAAGCTTTCCTGCTGGCTTCTGCACTTTTGCGAGCACCTTCAAGTAATTCGTCTTTTGCAGTGCCGATTGTATTTAAAAGCTGTTGAAACATATCACATCATCCGTGGGTTAAGAGCACTGATTAACTCTTCTTGCTCTTGCGGTGTTAAGTGTTGCATCCAAGAACTATTGGGAACTTGATTTAATAGCTGTTGAAATTGAGCCTCTGGTAATTGATATTGTGTCCCAGGAGATAAAGATGCAATTTCCTGCTCGAGAGGCAGGTTGTTTACTAAAGAACGCTGAAGAATTTGTTGTTCAATTTGCTCTTGTTGTCCACCATAAATAAGTGGAGCAGTAACGTAACTTGTACCAAGAGAAGCTGCGATATTTAAGGGAGTTTCAAGCTTGCTAGTTTTATTAACTGTATTGACTTCACCGGTATCTAAATCTTTAATTCGTTGAGTTGAGTAGCTTTTGGGACGTAATTTACGCAATAAGCCAATAGATCCAGCAGAAGCCGCTGTATCCAACAAACTAGATGCAGCTGCCTGTCCTGGTGAAGCGCCACCAAGAAGGGATACAAAACCGCTAAGTGCCCCACTGGTTAAAGCAGGAGCAGCAATTTGTTTTAGTAGTTGTCCAAATGCTACCCCTGCAGCCATGATATCTTTTTCTTTTTATTATAAGACTATGCTGATTCTGGATTTTTAATTGGCTCACCCTTTTTATTTGTTTCTTCTTTAGTTAAAGTTTTATCTGTGTTGTTTTTATTTTCCAAAAGTTGAGCAACTGAACGATTGTCTTCAGTCTCATTTAATGCACGTTTTTCAGCGGCAGCCATCATGTAACCCCGTGGATCTGGGTTGGCAACACGAGGCATTGGATTGGTTGTTTTTTTGTCTGGATTCATGGTTGGGCTAATGCGATAGGCATCCATCCAAATAGGAGAGTACCCAGGTTGTTCTTCTGGTCTCAATGGCGTCAAAGGACGACCTTCGTTAAAGTCGTAGCTTTCATTGCGTACAAAACGTCCAATATTGGCAAATACTTCGTATTGCTCTGGTAGATCACCAACAAAGTTAAGACTGGGGTTTAAAGATAATTTGCGAGTTTGAATTCGACGCAATAAGTCGGACTGTTCAAAGCGACTCGGCATCCACGGTGCAGCACCAGTGGAAGCTTTAGAAGCAAACGAGTCATCAAAGTTAAGCTTCCGTTTTTTAACAAACGGATCTTTGGTGTAATCAATATACCTGTCTAGCGCCAGGCGATGATCTTTAGCCATTACTTATTGGATTTTTTCTTCTTATGTAATCCTACTAACGTTTTACGTAAGTTTGCTTGTTTAACAGTTTTTTCGTCGTATTCATCTGGATTTGCAAGAACATTCTCCTGGAGTTGAGCAGAGGTAATGCCTTTACGTTTAGCTTTAGCCGTAAATGCACCCTCTTTCATATCCATGCTCTGGATCCACTTTTTATTTTTCTTTTTTTCTTCAGCCATAGTTAACGATTACGACGTTTACCGGCACGACGACCAGCTTGCGCCATTAGTTGTTTCATTACCACTTCCATATTGGAAGCCCCTGGTTGATACTCTAATTCTACCAAACTTGGAGAAGGCACATTAATTTGAAGTTGTCGTTCAGGATATTGATAATCACCACTGAGAACACGCGATGCAGGTCCCATGGCAGCGGCGGCTTGTCCTGTATATGGATTTTGAGTGCGAGCAAAAGAACCTGGAGAACGCACTTTTAAACCAACCGGTTTTGTTTCCATGCCAGAACGTATTTGTGCCATTTGGGCTCCCAGAGGAGTACTGCTTGCTCCAACTATTTCAGCGGCAGGGATGCCAAGACTTTTGGCTTGTTGCATAACTTTACGTTGAGACGCAGTGTCTACGCGGGGAGCAAAAAACGCTACGTCAACATCAGCTCCTTCATCACCAACGGTCATAGGATCTATACCGCCTCCTCCGCGAACGTCGTAACGCCCTGGAATTGGCCGAGGCTCTCCCTTTTCTGTTTCGTATTGAACGTAACCACCTTGGAAAATGGCCTTACCAGTATTTGGATCTCGTTTAACAATACGTTTTCCTTCTGGATCTAAAGCATAAGGTTTTCCATAGACAGGTGTATCTTTTGTAGTTTTGCGCAAATCAGTTACAAAAGCATGAGCAGCTGCTGGATGATAAGGATTGCCAGTTGTTTTACTAATTTGTTGTTTAAGAACAGGAAGATCAATTCCTTGATTTATTAGTGCATTATCAAGGTGCTGAATTAAAAACCCCTGATAATCAAGAGGCGTGCCAATCTCGGATAACAGTTGTCCGGATTGAATGCCAGTAGCAAGTGCGGCTGGATTATGTGTCTCGAAATAAGCTTTTTTAGCTGTGGAATTATTGAAATAAAGATCGTTACCTTGTTCAATGATACTTTGAAGTTTTTCGCGAGATAATGTTAAGTTTGTAAGTTTTTCACTGCCAAGTTTATGGTAACCAAGAAGAGTGCCATCCGGTTTCGTAAGTTTAGTTAAACGGTAACCAACCAAAGGTTCCTCGCCTACAACTTCTTGACCTGATGTCTCATATAAACGATTATCAGATCCTTTTACAACTTTGTCTCTATAAGCAGTCAAAGGTTGAGTTGAGACTGCATTAGAAACATGAGGAACAGAAGGTTGATAACCACCAACCAATTTAGAACCTTCAACATTAATGTCTGAAGTTTCAAGCACACCTTGCCGTGGAGTACCAATTCGACGGCTCGCGCCTTCCAATCTTAAACGCCCTGTTTCAGGATCAATAAAGAAACCTTGGGCAACATCCCCTTCCAAAGTCATGCGTGTAGGAAGGACAACATCAAGTTCACGTTCTTGACGCAGTGAACCAGATGCCATGGCTTCTGCATTAGACACTTGTCCTGGAACCATTGTTGTTCCTTTGTTTGTGCGCTCTTTAAATGCACGGGTTTCTACAAACCCGCCAGGACCCTCAACATCTCCATAATCAGCAGCATTGGTATCGTAATCACTGGTGCGACCGCGTTGTGTATTAATAGCTTCAAGATCCGGAGAAAGATCAATATCATAATTTCCAGTGCGTGGATTATACGCAAGAACGTCTGAACCAAATTCACCAATTACTTCTACATCTCCACGACCGGTCATGCCTCCACCCGCTTCTGGCACTTCATAAGTTAAATTGCGCCCAACACGACCACCACGTTCAGACAATGTTGTCCCAAGAAGATCTGAAACAGCTGAAGTAGGAACTTCTGGATCCAAAAGAGCAGCAATATCTAGCTGCGTCATTTGGTCCATGGTGCCGGGGCGATAGTCACTTGCAGATGCAGAAATACGATGGAAAATTTCTTCTTGTGTTAAACCAAAGTGAGGACCAAGTTTTTGCAACGCACGTGCATTAGTAGGAGCTTTACTTTTTTGAGCAGCAAGCGCTTCTTGAGCAAGATATGCAGCACGTTGTTCTGTGGCCTCTGAAGTATTGAGTTCAGTTGCTGGAGCAGCAACACCGCCAAACTCCAACATTATTTTTTGTTGTCTTGGAGTTAAACCTGTTTTTGTAAAATTAAGGTCACGTTGTGCAGGTTGTGTTGTAACACGTGCAACTGCTTGGTCAATGCCAGTGTCATTTGCTTGGTTTTGTTGAGCAACAACTTCAAGATCAACAGTTGCTTGAGGAATAGCTGCAGTTTCTTCATCGCGACGCAACTGAAGAAGAACATTTTTGGCACGTGCTTTTTCTTGTGATTCAACACCCTGAACCACACGAGCAGCACGCCTCATTTCAGCTTGTGCTTCTGGTGTTAAAGAATATTCCTCAGCTTCTTGCAGTTCTAAACGTTTTTGAAACTCCGGATCATTAATAAAGGCATTTAGATCGACTGTGGCCTGTGGGATAGCGGCAGGTGGCGTTGCAACCTTTGATGGTTTAACTTCCTGCTCAAGCTTGGAATACACCTCTGCAGACGGCGGAGTTGCAGCTTGAGCAACGTAAATATCGCTAGGTTTAGGCGTACGTGGTGAAGAAGGAATTGGTTGACGCGTCTTAGTGCCACGACCACCGAGTAAATATGCACCACCAGCTAAAGCACTGAGTCCAAGAGCAGCAAGTCCCAGGATTCCAGGGAGATTTGACTCTTGTTGTGGTGCACGCAGCTGATTGCGACGAAATTCAAGTACATCAGGCACTAATTCAGCCCGTTCTTCAGGATCTTCTGGCACTGGCACTCCAGTTGCACGGCTATACGCATAAAAATCTGCAGGTGCCAGGGCCATAGTTACTGTATGGTTTGCTATACATCTTTGTGATTTAATTTTAGGTCATAAAAACGCAATAACATGCGTTAAAGTAGTAACAGAAAGACAAACTTGGTTTTGATTAAGGGCGCAAGACGGAAATGAACCCTAAAAATCGTGCAGAACGCGTTATTGCAATAGATGCAATTGCAAATGAAGCGCAAAAAATGGCGGAAAGTGGGGCAGATGCGTTGGATGTACAAAAATTTACGATTGGCGCCAGGAAAGAATTGGCAAAACAACGGCCAGACGTTGAAAATTACTTTGATGCAGCAGTTGCAGCTAAAAAAGCAAAAGATAAAAGTTGAATAAGTAAAAACAACCACAAATTAAAGGTCAGCCGGGGATAAAACCCCGGCTTTTTTTGTATCAAAACTTGGGTAAAACTATATAAATACATACACTGTTTCGGTTTTACTTCAACAAAAGCGCCCTATATAGGTCAAAAAAGGGTAAAAAATTACCTGACGCTTCTACAACACCCCTCGCGAAGTGAAATACGGGAAGAAAAAAAAGAATAGCGGGGTAGGTAAGTAATTGAACGGGGGCTGCGCATCCGTAACACGCAGAGTACCATCGCGTTTAGTTCAATGCAAGCACAGAAGACCAAGCGTTGGCAGTACGACTGGCGTCGTAAGGTAGGCGAGCGTCCTACATCTGAGAATGCCGAGCTATTCCACCAGTATGTGGAGTATGCGTACCAGGCGATCGAGGAGTTTCAGCACGCAGCGTTTCCTTACTCCGACGTCAGGCAAGTATGCCAACCACAGTATCTCTTCCAAGTGGTAAGTGACATGCGAAGCGATAAGCTGAGCATGCGCATTTATCAGAACGAGGAAGGACTGAAGTTGGTCGTTATCCACAGCGTAGGCTGACGGTTACCTCTTCCCCTGGGCAACCAGGGGTTTATGTAGCCCTCAACACCTGTTTTTTCCCCATGAAATGTCAGGATTTCCTCACATGCGAGGGGAATTGCGCTCTCTGGCGCTGTAGTTACATATAAGACGGTGGCGCAAAGTATAGCCACATAATATCCGACGTTAGAGGTCGGGATTAATCGGGGGCTGCGCATCCGCAACACGCAGAACATTCCATTGCAATTGACACCATGACTTATTGGTTAGTTACAGCTGACGAAGGTGATTACACCATGAAGCGCCTCTTTGCCACACAGGAAGAAGCCTGTATGTGTGCATGGCGCTGGGAGGATGATTGTCTTGACAACATCCACATGGAGAAGGTAGAGCATCCTGCGTCATGGGATGACATTCCGTTCTGAGTACCAGGCGTGATGCCGGGGGATCGAATCCCCCACTCAGTATTGCCCTCAGCGGAGATGGGCACCGCACAACAGGAGTTTCCTGTGATTACGATCATTGGTTTAATTCTTATAGCGCCTTGCGCTGTTGATTTAATCCGTAACAAACTTCGTAAGTGATGTATTTCATTATTCTTAACGGTCAACAGTACCGTCAATACTCAGCTAATGAGTACCAAGAAGCTTTGGAAGAAGCTGCACAATTGGATCACATTTATAACTCACCTGAGTTAAATGATGGGATCCAGGGACATAACGACATTCAGCTCCTCACCTTTGATGAGATGATGAAGTTGGACAGTACATTGGTACTCTGAATCCTGCTCTGGGGCCACACGGCCCCTCAACAGGACTCAACATCCTGTATCCACCAGCTCAACTCAACATGTTTATTTATCAACCCACAGTCAATGCCACCGACCGTGTTGTGTGGTATGGAGGTGAGTCTACTCAACTTCACTATGAACAACAGGTAGATGGATGGGACGGCAGTCCAGATTGGATTGATCGTTCCGTCCGTACTCTTGGAGGTGGCGTTCCACAGGGCGTGTCAGAACTACACACAGAACTTGTGGACTTTTATAACTATTGTCAAGTGGGTGCACTAAACACCTAGATTGAGTCCTGCATCAAGCCCTGAGCAATCAGGGTTTCTTGCAGGACTCAACATCCTGTATTCCAAAGCTCAACACCACACCATGACTGCATTACACATCAGGAAGAACATTGCTTCTGTATTGATTAACACTGCGGCAGCAGTAGAGAATGCCAATGTTAATGGCATCAAAGAGAAGCTGAACGAATACAGAATTCGTACAGCTGCACTCATCATGCCCAACGATATGGCATTCGTTATCACACCTAAGGAGAACATCAAGTGAACAATCACTTCACACATGCTTGTCTTGCAATGGTCTTAGGTGTTGGTTCAGGCATACTTTTGTCTGTAGCAGGACAGAAGATGTTGAATCAACACACTATCAAGACCTGTCCCGGCAAACCTGGTCATCAACTTGTGATGATTTCAGGGTTTGTTGGTGACGCATTTTATTGCATGGACAAGCGTTATATCTGACTCCTGCACTTTCCCATCGGCAACGATGGGTTTCTGCAGGACTCAATATCCTGCACACATTCAATTTAATTCACACCACCAGGATTCAATCATGACTCCTAAAGCTGTCGAATATTTGCTCACGCAAGATGCCCGCTTGCTTGCCAGGAGGGATGCCCCGATCATTGACCAAGATCTTGAGCAACAGCGTCAAGCTGCACTCGAAATCTTTTTTCAATGGCAGGATGGCATGCGTGAGTTTCAGGATCTTATTCCGTTCTGCATGGTGCTCCAACGACAGGTAAATCTCAACCGAGAGTTACTTAAGTGGGAGTACCAGCACGCAGACTGACTTCTGCACTGAGGGCCTTCGGGCCTTCTCTGCAGGACTCAATATCTTGCACACCAATTACCCAACATCTCAACAGATGCGCAAATTCATTGACAAGATCTTCTATGCATTGGGTTACATCCCAATAGCAGACTACGAGAAGGTTTGTTACCACCGTAAGAACCTTCAAGAACTGGTCATTAAGTACCAGGATGGAGAAATTCAACCTCAACGTGATTATTATCGATGAAACACACAGTACGCCTTAGCAAGAACCAGTACATCAATCTGGATTCTTACGGTGAGTCTGATAAGACTCGACGGATCAACAACCTGATGGTCGCGTTCCTCGCTGTACTCATCAGTGCTATCACTGTCCCAGCCATGCTGGGCATCGACATCACCTCACCCAACACCACAACTCAACATGAGCATCCACATCGCACTCGTCACTGACGCATCCAGTCGTTACGCCCACGTTTGGGGCGAGGCTCCAAGCTGGGGCAAGTTCCTCAATCAACTCGAAGACGTTGGCTGCGAGGTGATCGAGGAACAAACAGAAGACTGGGAAGACAGTACGCAAGACGAGATCGCTGAAGACTGCTTGTCAGTCCATCAGCTGCTCAACGACACTGACTTCATACCCCACGACTAGTGTCCTGTACCTGAACAATGGCTAGTGGTGGTACTTGCCACTTGGCTCACCGCCGCTAGCCTGCATACGATTCCAACTCAACCAATGGAAGCACTCTCTCAACTCGACGTCCAATCACCTGATCATGTCAGCGTGATTACCAGGGATGGCAAGGTCACAATCTCTGTCGTCAAAGACGGAACATCAGTGACCCTTGGTTTTCCACTCAAGAACCAAGCCTTCAACACAACCCCCAGACCCCCTCTGCAGCAGCCGGTACCACAGGTGATGGCTGTTAAGGAAGCTAAGGATTCCACTGCAGAACAAATGGATCAACCAGTAAGTTCCAGGTGGATTAAACATTCACCCGTTGGTAACCGCAAGTTAACTTCATCGAAAGTGCGTCAGATCAGGGTTATCCTGAACGATGCGCAATTCATGAATGCATTTAATTCTAGGCAACAAGCTTACGAAGCAATTGCTGCTAAGTTCAACGTCAGTTACCACACGATCTCCAACATTCACAAAGGACTTGCGTGGAGGAACGTAAGTATCTGACACCGCACTAGTACATAAGTACTACGACTGGACCTGGATACACGCAGTGTGGATTCAATAGGATCAAAGAGTTATCTTTGCATTCCTTTGGATCCACCTACGGCGTCCTTAAACTGTCCAATGCACCACTGCAATTCAACTCGTGAAAGACATTGATTTCATTGATGAACAACGCAACGCTGACTTGCTGGATGCAATGGCTGACATTGCATACGAACAAGAGCAAGCCATGCGTGAAAGCAATCAATCTGACTGGGATGGTATCGAAGATATCAGCTCAGCAGAACGCAACGCCTGTGACCACTACAACGAAAGGTATGTAATCAATGACTACCGCTAACTACACACTGAAACAAGCATGGGAGGACGGTGACATCATCGTCATCCTGATCACCATCATTTCAATCATTATCACGGAGTTTGCATCATGTCTTACATCTCAAAACTCAAGAAGTTCTACCCCAGCACCTACAAAGCCCGTTACGCAATCAACGCCTACAACACACACAAGTACTTCGAACACGAAGATCCAACGGTCATCACCATCCACGAAACCACGCTCAACTACGGTGGGCCTGAAGAAGGTGGATGGTGGTACGAAGCAGGATACCCAGTCCGAAGCCACTGTATCTTCTCCAAGAAGCAGGCGATCCAAACCTTCATCCAGTACTTCGAAGAGTACGAAATCGAAAGCCAGCCGTCTCTTGGAGATTCAACAACTTACTCCAACATCGACCTTAGCTTCTCCAACGCCTTAGCGGAACGCTATCCTAAGACCCGTCCACACTACTGCTGAGCACGCACCCAGCACACTATGCCATTAACCAAAGAACAGATCCGTGATCAAGGTACTTTACGTTTAAGCATTACACAACGCAATCTTTACATGTATTACTTGAACTTCCGCAAGAAGTACAAGGACCAACCATGTTATGTCCCTAAAATGCCAATGCAATCAAGTCGGATCAAAGAATATCTGACTGCATTAAGAGCATTGGAGGACAAGAAGCTTATTATTGTGGATCGAAGTAATGTTCCTTACACCAAGTGGATCTTGAAAGATCCAGAGGAAGTATTGGCTGGCACAGAGAATGTGCCAATACATGCCAATACTTCAACGCCAAGTAAACAATAGCGTTATATCGTTATATTCCATGAGGCAATGTCGGATAACTACTGACCTGCCTCAACCACACAACACAACACCATGGCTAAAACCAAATCAGCTTCAAGTAAATCACAGCCATCACCAGATTATCCTCAAGGCAAACACAATGTCACATGGCTTGACTTGGAAGAGGATGACTGGTGGCTAATCGCCAATATGTTTCATGGTCGTATTCAATATTTGACTCAGCGTTTAGCTGAAATCAAACGAACGAATGATCCTGACATTATTCACAACCAATCTGATTGGTATGTAGAATCAATCGAACGATTGACTACAAGACTTGAAGAGTTTGAAAACCAGATTAGTCCTGTGTATTTCAAACGTAAGCGAGCAGAACATGCTGCTCGCAACAAACAACAGAACAAGTAATACCTGGGCATCCGCAAGGTGTAAGTCCCAGGTTTAACACACAATCAACTTAACACAGACCCATGGCACAAACTGAACTTCATTTTGAAGCAACTGTGTACCAACGTGTAGATGGTACAGAAGTTGTATATCAAATGTCCGATGACAAGCGCATTGACATGATCATCAATGAACTTAAAGCCATTTGCCAGCGAGAAGACAAACGTCCAATGAAATACAGCCAACTCCCATGGGATGCTACCGAGAAAATCATGGAAGCTGTGTGCCTACTTGATGAAGCAACTGAGTGGCCTGAACCAACAGATGAGGATCTGTGTGGTGAGCC